GGCCGTCAGGCTCTGCCCTGCTTGCAAGATCCTCAGCCATTGGTAATTCACGAATATCTTTAATTCTATCCGCCTTTCCGGTTGACCACACCTGGCCTGCATCCCCACCCCATGCAGCCCACGCCACACGACCGTTTGACGGGTAGCCATCCTCTCCAGGGGAAAAACCTTTGCCTTGCTTGTCAACTTCATGACGGGCAAACCATGCCGCCATAGCGATCACAACATCTCCCGATAATTCGTTGCCACTCAGGATCTGAGTTGCACGCCGTGCCGCCACTTCTGTGCCGCCCGATTCACCCTCAGATTTCCATTCGCGATAACGCTCAGCCTCGGCTTTCATGCCCTTGGTAGGCATTAAATCGATCTCTGTGCCGTTAATAGTTGCCACTTTCTTCCTCGCCTACGTTCTCAGCATCATCACCTGATGGTGATGGGGTGTCTCCAAAAGCGTCGATAGTATTCACTGGTTTGTACTGGCTAGCGCCAGAACCATTGACCGCTGATGGGTCAGTGTCCGTGATGATGTTCATCTCGTCGAGCTTGGCTAGCTCTGCCTGACGGGCGACAAGCAATTCATCTAGATCGCCGCCATTTTCAGCGACACAATCAGCAAGAGTCTTGAACCCGCTGCGCACTGCATCTTTTTGTGCGTTGATTTCTTTTTGCGGGTCAACGTAGGAATACCCACGGAAGACCCAGCGAACAGCCTCGTAACGTTCGGGTTCGGTTTCGTAAGTAGGCAGATTTAAGGCACCGCTAAGCACCGCCATCTCCAGCCAAGCGTCATATATCGGCTGATAGAACTGCTCACGCATCAACTGCTGAATCGACCGCCAGTTGTCGCGATCCTGCAGCAAGGCCAGCCGAGAGGAGCTGTAATTGCTTTGTGAATAATCGTTACTAATCGTTTCGTAACTGCACCCAACCCCAGAAGCCAGGGCTCTTAGCTGTGCTCTGAGGAATGGTTCGTACTCTCCCGTTGGCGAATCCATGTCTGGAATCGTCACCGTTTCGCCAGGCTGTAAATACTTGAACTGCCCAGGCTCAAAGCCTGAAACACGCTCGCCGTCATAAACCTCACCGCCTGGATCTAGCTCACCTTCTGGTGATTGGATAAATCCCATCAATGCAGAACTGGCGCGAGCACGCACAACGCTGGCCTGCTCCCATCCATCTAGGTGGTGCATCCGCTGCATTCCACTTGCAAGCCAAGGCACCCCACGGGTTTGACCAGGCCGACCCGATGCACGGTCAAACAAGTGAACAACATCTTTGGCCGGGACAATGATATGCCGGCGTTCTTTTGCTTGCGTTGGAAATGCCGTGTCACCAGGGTGACGGCTTAAAAACGCATAGTTCAGGGCTCGTCCAAATTTGTCAATTTCAATTCCCATCCGCCACACAGACCCAGCTGTGCGAGCAGGACTTTGATAATCCTCATCTAGTTGATCAGCCTCAAGAACTTCAAGCGCAAAGTTAACTTTGCTGCGACCAAACTTTTGGCGAACGATGCGTACAAAAACTTCGCCGCTTTCGCACATTGACGACACAGCAAGCTTTTCAACATCGGCAAAGCACAATTGACCTGCCGTATTGCAACTGTCCTTACGGCCCCAATCAGACCAAGCCTTTTCAATTTGCTCGTTGATTCTTGTATCTAGCTTTCCGCCACGTTGTCTTTTAATCTGCGCCTGCAACCTGACGCCAGTGCCAACAACAGAATTGCGAACAACGCGAACAGTTGACTTGGCGTAATCGTTATCACGCACAAGCTGACGCGAACGAGACCGTAAACGCTTAAGGCTGCCTTTTATCTCTTGGTCGGCAGAAGTTACAGAAGTGACCCAATCACTTGTAAGACGGCTTGCTTGCGCAGCGCCAAACATGCGGGATCTAGACCGCGGCATTGGCTCAGGATTTGAGCGCCACAATTCACGCCATGCAGATCGAACGCCCATGTCAGAACCTCACGTAGAGAGAATGTGGATCGCCCAAACCGTTTGCAATCATTGCGGCCTTGCGCTCTCGAACAACAATAGCTTTAAGTTGACTTTCGCGAACTCTTAATTCAGCAAGATCAATCCGTTTGAACGTGCGGTTGCCGATTGAGTATTCAGCAGCCTTGTCACTGATGATTGCCCGAATTGCTGTTGTAACTGCATCCAGATCTTGCTCGGCCTGAGTGCGACCATCAAAAGCGTCAGGCTGGCCGGTATAAGCCAGGCTTGCAAAGACCTCTAGCCGTCCGCTGCCGAGCGTAAACTTTTCCGAGCCTTTAGATGCCTCAGCGTAAAAATACCAATTTCCGGAATTAAAAGCAGCACTATCAGTCGCGCTAATGCTGAACTCCCAACCCGTGCCATAAGACGTACCAACGACTGTATGACCTTCGTGCGTGTGGTTAAAACGTAAGTAATAGGTAAGTGTCCAATCAGCTGACGTAATGCTTTCGTCTAACGGGCCTACGGATCCATCGTCTCGCCACTTGACCGTTGTCCCTGCATAAATTTGTTTTGGGATGTTCACGTCACCAAGTGTTCACGAACGACTTCACCGGCTTTGCCGGCTTATTGCTTGATTTTAGCGGTCTCTTGCCCCCTGATTCCAATTTCTCGCGTAAGTTTTCCCACATCGTCAACTTAGGCAAGCGCCTGGAATACAACAGCATTGCGGCATAGGCATAAACAAAACAGTCAAGAGCTTCGTTTCTTGCTGATGCTTTCTTGACGTATTCCCTGATCGGAAAGCCTCTGTGAAAACGCAAGCGCATTTTCTCGCTGGTTAGCTGCTCGAAGTATTCATGATCAGCAGCTAAGCCAAAGTTAATGCTTCCTAAGCCTTCCTTGTGACGCATACGGCCAAACAACGTCGTCTTAATCGTGTCAGTGCCAAGCATGTATAAGGTCACGCCCTTCCTGATCGTTTTACCGCGCCAGCTCACGTCAACTTTGCTGCCCTTACCTAACGCCGCGCTGTTGCGTTTGCTGCTGCCTTTGATCGGCACAGCACCTTGGCGCAATCTGTCGCGCACATAGTTATAGGTCTCATGCGTGCAGTGACCGCCTGAGTCAATTGCCATCTGAGCAATCGTCAAATGCTTGCCGCCTTCTGTGTCCCATTCAGTTTTGAGAACTTGATCTAGCTGGCCCCAAACCTCAACAGCAGTTGGATCACCCATCAACTTTTGATGCCAGATCAACCAACCTGTTTCCCCTGCGCCCCATCCCCAGACAGATATTTCAAGACGATCGTCCTGTACGTCAACACCAGCCGTCAGCAGCACAACCCCTTCAGGACAAATGCCCGGCTTGTACTGCAAACGCTTTGCCATCAGGCCATCAGCGTTGACCTGTGCCGCAAAGTCCTCACTAAACGTCTCCGCCAAGCGCGTATTGACAAAGGTTCGCAACGCTGCCGGGTCAGTCTTAGCCCGCAAGAAATCCTCAGCAAGCTGGCTCCAGCTAGCCCAGCCCAAAGGGCTATACAAGCCATTCAGCTGAAAGCCTGCCGTCTTCCCGTCAAAGGGTGCATGGTTCCGCCACTCGCCCTGTGGCAAAAACCGCGTCTTGTGATGCTCTTCAAAACGTTCCTTGCAATGCTCGCACTCATATTTTGCTGTTTCAGGTTTGCCCTTGTCCCACTTCAGCCGCGGCCACTGCAGATGTTGAAACTCTCCACAGGCTGGACAAGGCACGTAGTAATAACGCCGATCAGAATTGAGAAACTCAGTCTCAATACGGCTGAAGTCTTTAACGGTCGGCGTTGATGTCAGCAAGATCTTGCGCCGCGCAAATGTCGTCGTCCTTCTCTCCGCAAGGCTCACAGGATCACCCTCACCCTGGATCTCCTGCATCGCGTCGATCTCATCCATAAACAAGAATCGACAAGGCGCAGACCTAAGACCAGTTGCAGAATTGGCACCCGTCAGCAGCATGATGCCTCCGGGAAATTCTTTAGCGAACATTGTGTTGCCGCTATCTCTTGACCTAGCCGGTGCAATCTTTCGAGCCAGCCTTGGCGTGTCCTGAATCATGCTTTCCAGCCTCTGCTTTGACAGACGCTTTGCCATCTCAATTGTTGGCTGTACGCACAACATCGGCCCCGGCGCATGGTCTATGACGTAGCCCAAAAAGTTCGATCCAGCCTCTGTTTTGCCCGATTGCGCTGAAAACATCATCACCACGCGTTGCACAGGGTGATCACTAGACAAGCAATCCATTGGCTCGCGTAAATACGGCGTTCGATCCGTACGCCAAAGCCCAGGCTCTGCACTCGCCTTACTGCTCAGCCTTCGATACTTATCAGACCATTCAGAAACAGTCAGTGGCTGCTCAGGTCGCAGCCCTTCCAAAAAACCTTCGCGGTACGGATTAAGCATCACACAGCTCAATCAAACATTGCCTGTGCTCCTGCACCAACATCTGGTGGATGCGTGACGGGTCGCTCTCCCCAGCCAACTCATTGCTCAAACGATCAGCAAGGTTTGCCAACGATTCACGCACCGCTCGCGCCATCGCGAAGCTCTCTTTCTTTACTTGTGCGGCTGGCACTAAATCTTGCAACTGCTGCTCTGTACTGATCCTCGCCAGCTCCGCGTTGTAGTGCTCTTTCCTTGCGCGGCTTGTGTAAAAGTCTGGGACCTCTTCTTCTGGCGTCCTAATAACCTCAGCAACTCTCACCGGGTCTAACTGGCGTGGAGCCATCGTTGCAGTCCATATTTTGCTTGCTTTGTCCAGATCCATCGCCTTTTTCTTGCCTCCGTTGTCAACCAAAGCATCGTC